TACCTTCCAGCAATCTCGCCTAATTGAACACCACTTCCAGCTCCAGCATATTGCATTTGGTATGATTGAAGAGATTCCGCTGCGGCTTTTGCAGTTTTCGCAGTATCTTCTAAAACAGTACCAAAAAATAGAAAGTCTGATATTAACTTATCAACGGTAACTCCCATATTTGAAGCCATTGTTGCAAGATCATCCGCAGAAGCATTCAAAAACCAATCCACAGCTGCTTGCATTGTCTGCATATCAGGATATTCCCCAAGACTGGTAACAATTCCTTTGCCTACCCAATCATAAGTTGTTGCCATATCTGCCAGTCTTATTTGCTCATCTGAATACCCCTGAAGTGCTAATTTTGCCGCTTCAATAGTTGTTATACTTTTAGCAAAAATACCATTAACCGCTTCCTGTTCGCTCCCCAGCCGTGCCATTGCATCAACATCACCACCTATTGCCAATTCTAAATCTCGATACAAAGTAACAATCGCTACTAACTCCGCATCTGTAAGTTTCATCCCGGAAATTAACAAAGCCTGTATATCAGCCATTTGGGTAGCCATAGTATTATATTCAGATATTGATATTCCCGCCGCTAAAATGTTTTCGTATAATTCAAAGAACTTATCAGAACCGACATCAACCTCATTAAGAAGAGAATCAAGTGACATCGCCAAAACAGAGATGTTTTGTTCTAATGGAGTTAACCCAAACTCATTAAGAGTTGCCAAGACATCAGTCAGCTCAAGAGCGCCTTCAGCGTATTTCCCCCAGATATCTTCCGTTACCATTGCCTGCATTTTTGCATACAAGGCAATATATGCCTGGCCATACTCTTGAGCTTTTTCTCCCCAGCCCGGCATAAGTTCAGCCGTTAATTTAGCCGACTCCATATATGTAGTCAGTGCTGTTGCGCTTCCCAAGGTTGCTTCTTTATTTTCATCAAGAGTGAGGTTGAGATCAGTCATCATGTTATCGTAAAGACCTAAAGTCTGATTGTATTCTTCCAATGGCATTTGGTCTTTTCCTATGGCTCGACTCCAACCAGCCTGTTGGATTTTCAACATTCCAGAACCAGACTCCTCGAATGGTTTTGTATAATTCCAATTATTTTGATATTCCGGATCATCTCGATACGGTCCACCGGGAGATATTTCGCTTAAATCTTCCATTTCTAAAAGTCTTCCAAGTTCACTACCCCAGAACCCACCTCTCCGTTCTCGTCTATATCCATGATCTTTCCCACCAAATAAAGAGCCTAAAACACCGCCACCTATCGCGCCTAATATAGCACCAATCGGCCCACCAAGCATGAAACCACCAGCAGCACCCATTCCAGACCCAATACCGCTACCTTTACCTTGTGGTAATCCAAGAGCGGCTCCAATAGTACTATACCCTATGCTACCTAAGATACCAGCCATCATAGCAGGGCCTAAATTATCAGCAAGAAATTCGCCAGTATGAACAAAGCCAGAATAAAGTGGATCATAAATTGCATCAGGCAACCAAGTTGGTAAATTCATGGCTATTGAATATGGAATCTGGGCAAACCCTAAACCGCCACCGCCACCAAACATTCCCATCCCAGCTGAACCACCACCTCCGCCACCTAAAATACCCCCCATCATCCCACTACCCATTTGAACACCGGACATTTGTTTAGCTCCCAAAAGCCAGCTTGTCAACATTTTAGCAACTGAGGCTTGAAAATAAGAGGTCATTCTATCCCAAACACCTTCAACAAAATCACCAAAAGACCTTGTTTGACTCATGGCGGTTTGGAAAAAGTCTTCAAGGGTGTCTCCCATAGTTCCATAAGTGTCTTCTGTTACATCAGCCAACTCTTTGGTTACGTCTTTTTCTTCATTAATGGTTGATAGATAAGCTTCTCCTTGTTCTTCAAGAGAACGCTCTATCATCATGGTGGTGGATTCATTGTACCATTTCTGGTATTCGCCAAACTCCACCCATTTTTCAGTTGCTTTTTCAACTGCATCGGCATTGTCATCAAGAGCGTTGGTTGATTCCTTAACTGCCTCAGTAACTTCAACAAAAATCCCGGCAGCAGAATCAAAAGTTATAACTCCCTCTTCTACTAATCTATCTAATTCAGACCAGCTCTCAATTTGTAAATTTAGACCAGTAGTAAGATTCCCAATTAAATCTATTGAATCTTTATGCCTATCATTTAACTCTTCAGTCTCTCCCCTTATCTCTGCTATTTGCTTATTTAAAGCATTCAATCCTGAAGCCCAATCATTCCATACAGTACCAGCTTTATAAAAAGCAAGAGCCGTTGCCACTGCTAACATGAGTGGTGCCAATTTTGTTAAGGCTACTATCAACCCACCACCAACTCCAGTAGTCAGAACGGTTAATAGTGCCGTCAATGATACGGTTAATGAATTAACAGCAGCCACCGCCCCAACAAAAACAGCAATACTTCCTACAATTTTAAGAACATCTCCCCATACTTTCCAAAAATTATAAGCCGCTTTTCCTGCCCCGATAAGTGAATTTACAACTCCTAAAATCCATTCGCTTATATTCTGTACAATTAATTCTCCATTTATTTCTATCCAACCAGAAAGACCCTGAATAATTTCTCGAATGTCTTTTTTAATAATATCAAAAACAACTAACATTTTATCTTGTATAGTAGAACTCAATATCTTTATATCATTATCAAGGGAATCCCGAATAATTGCTGCAAGACTTACAGTTGCACCCTGATTTTCAATTATTTTAGTAGTTAACTCTTCATACATCTTTCTATTATTCATCAAAATAGCAGCAGTTTTTACCTGACGAGTACCAAACGCCTCTCCAATTTGCGTTGCACTCCATTCCTCTTCTTTCATTTTTTTCAAAACATCAACTAATGGTGTCATCGCATCTAACCCTAACATTTTTGCGGCCTTCGCACTTCTCATTAACACCATATTCAAACCAGAACCAGCCATCTCTGCCTTAATTCCTGAATTTGCCAAAGTACCTAAAAATGCTGATGTTTCTTCAATCGTTAAATTAAATAAATGCGCTGTAGGAGCAACCATTTTAAATGACTCCCCTAACATAAGCACATTTGTATTACTACTTGAAGCTGTTGTAATAAATGCATCCGAAACTCTATTTAATTCAGAAACTTTCATTCCAAATGCAGTCAAAACATCAGTTGTAATATCTGTTGCACGCGCCAAATCCACTTGCCCAGCAGTCGCCAAATCTAATGTACCAGATAAAGACGAAATACTTTGATTGACAGTAAAGCCCGCAGCCGCAAGATACTTCAATGCACTTGCGGCTTGATTTGCAGACCATTCTGTACTTGCCCCCATTTCACGTGCAATATCCGTTAATTCCACCAAGTCTCTACCAGTTGCCCCCGACCATGCTTGTACTGTTTTCATAGTAGTTTCAAATTCACGGCCAAGTGCAACTATCTTTATAGTCATTGCCGTTATAACAGCAATACTGGCAACCGAAGCAACAGATATTATTTTAAAAGCCTTTGCAAGATTTCTTGATGCGACTTCACCCCTTGACTGTATCTTTTGGAATTCCGCTTCTGCCATAAGAGTAGACCTTTTTAATGGTCCAAGGTCTGCTCCGAACGAGGTAACGAGCGTGCCGAGATCTGCCAAATTAATTTTCCTCCAATCCTTTTCTTTTTATCCCTTGGCATTCAATAAGTTTGTTATAACATAAATACCACTATCATATGAACTTCCTAAATCAGCCATGCTTTTTCCTTTTGTTGTGTTTTGCCGCAAATCTTAACAAAAATGCCTTCTGCTCTTCCACTGTTTGCGGTTTCTTACTTATTTTTTCTTTGCTTCCATCCCAATCAGGCAAGAAATCCGCGGGTGCAACATGTTTCGGTTGGGAACCCTTCTTTGAATATATATCCATCACAAGATTCGTCACTACAGAACATAACATTGCCCAGCCATAATCATTTCTTTTTGGCCCGATAGGATCAAGTCGATCATAAGCCACCCATTCACTAATCTGTTCAGATGTCAGATCATCCAACAAATAATCTGGATGAGGATATCCTAACTCTTGGCAGAGTCTGAAATAGAAGCGACGCTCTGGGCGGCTTCGGAGTTTTTTACTAAATTCTCTTTGTCTTCCTGGGAGATTCTATTCAATTTTTGCGCAGCATTGATAATCAACTCCAACTTGGCCGCACTCATATGCTTGGAAAGTGTTGCGACATCTCCAGGTTGTAACAGGTTATTCCCTTTCTCATCACAAATAGTATTTACAGCCAGCTTTGCTCGAAAATCTTCAAGGGACCGTACAAGTTCAACGTTTCCCTTTGCATCCTTCGCTTCTTTGAATAAACTTTGTTCAAAACGATCCCGTTCCCGGCCCGTCATTTGCCGGACATAAACACAAATATCTTTTCCCAATTCAACTTTTTGTGTAGTTAATTCTTCTTTTACCAATAAACCTTCGCGCGTTAATACCGTCATTTTATTTTCTCCTGTAAAAATTAATTAATAAATACTATCTTATAACTGTCGATCTAATTAGCGCCCTCTACACATTATGCAGGGGAACCACTATAACTGCCAGAATTCACCGTAATAGCACCGGTGACTTTAATAGTAACATCCAACGTGATTGGTGATTCCGGAATTGTCAATGGAATACCTGTCACCAGTCCTTCAAATTCAATTGATGTAACATCATCATCCGGAAGGACAATTTCATAATTCTGAGCATCTTCGTCTTCAAAATCATCCAGCATCGTATCATACTCAGTGCGATTGAAAATCATTGACAATGTAATTTCTCCAGCATCCCTAAAACCAGTAATAAATGTTTCATACCCACCGGCTGTGTCCAAGGCCGTGGTGTTATGTGTTTTTCGGGTTGCGGATGGTCCACCTATATTTGTAATACCCGCAATAACTACCCATGCACTCGTCGCAGAATTCCATCGACGAAATACGGTTCCAACTCCTGTAACTCCATCTACAGCTGCCATAATATTTTACCTCCTTTTTATTGAAAATGTTGCAATAAATCGTGCCCGATTAGTTTCATCCCAATCAAGCAAAGCTGGCTCATCTACACTCTGAATAAGTAAATATGTGGCGCCCCCTTCCGTAAAATTATTAAGACCATGTAAAAAAAACTGTATATCATGAATCAATCCCCATCCTACTAAATAATCATTGTTTCTTGCACGTACTTGGATAGACGGATTATATGATGCCCCCTCAGCAACTTTCCCGTCTAATGTTAACAATGGTGCGTCTCCAGGGATATCAAATACTGTTACGCAATCGTTTGGAGTGGCTGGTTCTTTTCCAGCAAATAAATCTTCCCCAAGAGTTAATCCAAAATCAGATTCCGCCGCTAATAAAGCACAAATATCCTTAGATGAAGGATTCATTTTTTCACCTTTGCATTTTTCTTAATTTCATTTAGAATTTTCTTTTTATTTCGTTTTAAAGATGCCACAAAAAACCCTGCACCGGCCCCGGGTCGTTGAAAATTAGCCCCATATTTCTCATGCACTGCTAAAGCATAATTTGCGGAGAATCCTAAAATAACTGTAGGGAATCCTTTTGCTTGTTGCATCTGTGCCCTTCCAGAACACGCTGCTTTTATAGTTGCATGATCTGACATTAATTTAGAAGCATTCTTACCTTTAAATCTTGGGGCTTTTCCATGGGACGTACTCCCTTTTGAAGCCACACTAAAAAAACTTTGTCTAAGATTTCCTGTATCAACAGGAATTCTTGGAGAAGTCTTTTCCATATCTCTCCGGACAATTATAACCCCCTCAATCAAGCCTTTCAAACTTCGATTGTTAATCCCTTGAATCTCTTTATTAAGATTTGCCATCACTTTGCGCAGACTTTGTTTTTCTATGGCAGTGCTCATAAATATGCCTTTCTTACAAACTCATCTGTTTTAAAAATCATAGGCACTTTATCAAACCGCATTATCATATATGCCCCGGGTACCAATTTCGGATCAGCTTTCTGGGCATCTGTCAAGCCTTCTAAAACTCCCAGATATAAATACCCCTCTTCATCCATATCCTGATTTACAATTACCTCTGCACGACTAACATGCTGTGCCCCTGTGAAAGAGGTAAGAACTCTATCGGAAGCATCCCAACGAACCGCAATTTCTACAGGAGTATCAAAAGTAATTTTGCCATACCCATTATTGGTAGGTGAACCCCAATATATGGCGGTCTGAACACTAACTTTTAATAGAAATTTCTCAATTGCTTTCGCCATAATACCCCTTTATAAGTCCCCAATAAATACAATCGTTTCTAAAGGCGTAAACGCCCACTCAACTATGCGTTTTTAATCAAAACTCTCCACGGCTGAGATAGAAGCACGCTGCTTTGACATCGCTCCAGCCATTTTTCCCGTGGTATCTAATGCCAGAACCTGTTGGCCGTATAAAGTTGAATTCAAGCCCATGCCTGTTTGCCCCTGATATGTTATGCTTGCACCAGCAGCACCGGCCTTTTGTGTTTGTTGTTCCCGAGTTGCTGCAAGCAGATGTGCAGCCAACCACCTTTCTATTTCTTTTTTATGCGCATCCGTAATACTTGTATCACTCCCAAGCACTTCAGTCACGGTAACATTAGCACCAAGAATAAATGCATCCACCACCGTATCAAGAAGGTCTGTATCAATAATTTGTTTAACTTCTGTTGCAGTCACTCTAACAGCCATTTGTTCCCTCCTTATCTAATACATCTAAAGCTGCTTGTTTTACATCTTCCGGGGAGATCATACTCATGGCCTTTTTACAGTGCTCACAAATATCATAACGTCCACAAGGAGATTCTGGGAGATCCGGAATGTAAAAATTCTTTTGATACGGATAGCCTGTAATCTGTGGATCGGCAAAGCCCCCAAAAACAACCACGGCTGGAGTGTCCATGCTTGCCGCCATATGATGCATTCCACCATCCACCGTCATTACTAAAGAAGCATGCGCAACTACTCCCGCCGCAATTCGATAACTTGGCGATATTATACTTGTTACTCCGGGAAGGATCTTTGTATCCCCATCCATATCGAATTGATAAACAGGAATTGGAAAATTAGATATTACTTCTGTCCAGCGTGCAAAGCCCCAGTCTTTATTTTTACTGCTGCCATGCCGAACAATAGGCTCTACTATTGCAAAAGGTTTCTGTGGCACTAAGCACAACGCCTCTGCCTGTTCCTGTGGGGTCAATTTAATTTTACCCGCGCGGGCGCGATACTTCGGATTCCATACCGAAACGGGGCCAGGATCATGATCCCAGCGGAACATATAAGGCCGCGCAGAAGGCCCATCCACAATATGAAAAGGAGAAGTTGAATCTATTGCAGGGTGGTTTTCCCAAACTACATTATGCCGTGGATTTCCGCTCACGCCATACACCGCTACCGGCTTTCCAAGAATGGTATATATCACTTCCGCCCTTCCCAAAGCCATTATCTCATCACCGTATCCCATTATGCTCTCCTTTTATCTTTGATTATCAACCAATCATTATTTGCCAAATCCTCTGGACATGTCATAGCATACCCTACCGGCACCCAACTCTTGAATTCAATAGTCTGAAGTTTACACCAATCTTGAACCGCCGCTGAAACCATTTTTGCAGGATAATCATGCCCTGCTAAAAACCCGCCTGGTTTTACTTTAGGGTGCCATAGCGTCATATCTTGATAAACAGCATCATAGGTATGATCTCCATCAATATATACATAATCAAAAAACGCATCTGGAAAAAGAGGTGCCGCATCTACAGACGATAAATTAACAAAACGAATTGGTGAATCCCAAAGTAATAAATTTCCATACATCTCAATTTTGATCCTGTTAAGGTATTCTTCTTTAAAAACAGAAGATTTTTCAGAACGTGCAAAAGGTTTATAAGGATCAATCAAATACAGACTTTCAATATTCATCTGACGCAGCCATGCGGCATTCGTTCCTTTCCAAACACCGATCTCAGCAACGACCAAAGGGAAATCTGTATTTTCTCGAACATATTTTGTAGAAATTCTTTCCATTATCTCTCCATTATTTCCAAGTTAGTACAAAATCTTGATCCAAATCTTCACGTACAACAAAGCCCAAAGACTTTAGATACGCAACAGCTCCGTTCCTCGGAAATCCAAATTGCGTGGTAAGATCTGTGTCATCTCTCTGTTCAACGACAATAGTTGGCTTCCACGCTAACAAACTTCTTTTGGCCCCTTGTAGAATA